GAAGAAGGGATTACACCGGCAGGACCTTCACTAAAACTCATTAACCCTGTTTCTTGGTTTACCGAAGGTATAATGGATTTGCCAGTATCACCCTTTTCACCTTGAATGCCTTGAATACCCTGAATACCCTGCGGACCAGTATCGCCTGTGTCACCTTTAAGTCCCGCTATTACCGTTGCATTGTTGGCTTCATCGTCACTCATTGTAGTGTAATTAAACCTTAACCTTGACCGCTGTGGCATAGGTTCGCCATCACCATCTAAAATTAAATGGCCGCTTGAACCGGTGGCTTCCCATACATCACCGTCAGTTGTAACTTCAATCACCTTGTCTACATTAAGTCTTATACCTTTAACATCATCAGAATAAACACTTTCCTCTAATATGCCCTGCACCGTTTCGGCTCCACCTACTTTGACGGGCGTTGCTCCGATTTGGTCGGCACCAGATGAACCATCGGTAACAGCGAGTAAATCATCTACGATCCCATTGATGGAAGCCTTTAACTCGTTATCGCCTCGGCCATCAAAGAATGCTTTTAATTGTGCCGCAGTTAATGTCGGAGTGTCGGCAAGGTCTTTGACGTTGTGGGTATATGCTGTAATTTTTCGTGATAGTATTGCCATTTTGCACCTACTTTCTATATTTCCCGGATTCGGTGTATTCGATTAAAGCTTTGTAAAGTCCAAACGGTTCGTTTATTTGTGAGTTCTCAAACCGGAATTGAACTTTGTCCTCGCCACGAATCTTTATCTTTTGGCCGAGTGTGTGAGGGGTAGAATCGGTTGAGAATGTGAATGAATCGAAATACACTTCGGCAAACGAGAAATACATTGCTTCTAAATTGTACGGTACCTTTTCGCTCCACAGTCCCTTGATTCTTGCAGAGATTTTAATTCCTGTCTTGGGAGCAGATGCGATTCTTACCCCTACATAGGTAAATGTCTTTTTGTTTGCAAAACTCTGTCCGTCAAGTTCGGGTGTGTCCCAATATGCGGAAATTGCTTCTCCATCATCGTCCATCTGGCCGGAAACAAATTCGCATATCTTACCGTCTGATGTGCCAAACCATAGTCCATTATCTTCCCATAGTAGCCTTGCGTTTAGACCCGGCCACTTATAGCACTCATATTGCCTTGTAGAATATGGTCTGTTTCGTTCATAGGAATACTGGGTTCCGTCTAATATGTAAATGTCTGTTCCGGTGGTGAGAAAATAGAACCCGTCATATGTGCATGAATACGAATCGTCAAGTGTTAAACCTTTCAATGCTTCGGTGATGTAATATGACCGCTCTTGGCTTAACCGCTCGCCCAATACATCGGATGGTGTGATTGCGGAGATATTATTTTCCACGCTTACAAACAATGGTTCGTTTTCCAGTACAGAAAAGGAATGTATCGCCAATGCTCCGGTGGTTTGGTAAGAACCCCTTAACACAAACGCTACCCCATCGTCTGTTAAAACGCCCTCTCGTAATACTGCGTTGGAGTTGTTGTCTTCTCCAGCTTTATGGGTTACTAAAAGTTCATTCACTATGGAGTAATTAACAATCGCCTTGTTCCCAAGTACAGAATAGTTAATGTCTGGGAAATAGGTTGGGTCGGACAGCTCGGAATAATAGTCATAATTTGGATAATCTGGATTTCCGGTAACAAACAACCTATCCCTTGACCCATTGACTCCGTACAAAATACAAGTGTCGCACTTGTTGATACGGTCTGAATACCCTGATATGGTCTTGGAATATGTGATATACACATTGTCCTCGCCTGTAATCGGTGAATCGCCCGGTGCTACGTCAAATGTTACTGTTCCGGCTGTTCGGTCAACTGTAAAATCGGTATCTTCGACTAAATCCACAAATACACCGGATCCGTCCATCTTTTTAGCGGTAACATCTGTGGCATCAAGTCCAGTATGTGGAAGTTGATATATTACGGTTCCGGCAGTACCCAAAAACCCTACTTGCATATATGGAGAAATTAGGTTTACCGCTTCATATACCGTACCGCCACCGGACGGACCTCTGCCAATCAGAATCAAAGGCACTTTGCCTGTAATGTCCGAAAATGAACCGTCATAGGTAACCATTTTTTTACCGTCTAAAATAAATAGATCACCGTTCATTAAAACGGAAACCGAAAAACCGTCTTTCATGGTGCTTGACAATAATGTCGGGGTTTCTCCGTCTTTATACAAGTTCTCGCCGGAATGGACAAGTTTATCTGTACCATGAAAATGAACACCGTTAATTTGGTCGGCATAGGTTCTTCTTGTTGTATACCCGTCTCGTTTACGGACTTTTCCAATAGTGTCCCGTATCATGTTGGGGCAGTTCGGACTTCGGGATATATTTACATTGTTGGGGGCAGAAGTTAAGTCTATTCCTAAAAAGGTTTCTATCTCATAGTTGTAGACTTTCTTTCTTGCCGGTATGTTGAATTGTGCCATCACATATCTCCAAATTCAATGGTACCTATATTTACGTTGGGTAGTAGTAGTTCCCTTGCGACTTCAAACTCGTTTCGCCATTGGGTTGAAAGACCAATATCATCGTCTTTATAAAGTTGACTTGCCATGTATAAAGGTAAAAGCACTACCACTTCGGGGTCTATCAAGAGTTCTTCCGTACCAAGCGTGTCTTTGGTGATTTCCTGTGGATATGCGTTGTAAAATACTTCCCACGTCCCAGCGAGGTTCCCAAATAATACAAATACGCTCTTTCCCTCGGTAGAATAATAAGTTGTCGGTTTGTAGTTCTCGCCATCGGTATAGTAAACCCTGTTCCCACCAAAAGAGTAAAAATCGGTTGTGAGTTCCGATAAGTCATATTTATTTACTCCCTCGTCTGTTCCATCTTGGGTGATCGTGATACTCTTGACAATGTATTTCCCTGCTGTGGAAAGTAATTTTAACCCCTCGTTAGCCACATATGGCATGGATTTTATATATGGCTCGGTAGTGGAATCTTCAATGAGGGTATCGCCTGTTGTTAAAAACATTTTCTGCAAACAAGCAATCCTGATATCATCCCATGTCATTGGTTTTCTCCTTTATATCGTAATTGACTTGACCCTTATGGCCACAGATTATTTTCTTGTCTAAATAAAGTTTGAACCCTGCGTTTTGTGCTTTGCGGCAGAAATACACATCTTCGCCCATCTCCAATGTGTAGACAAACCAAGGGTACGGTATTTTCTCTAATACAGATACCTTCATTAGTACGCACCCGAACCCGAAAGCGTCCACTTCCATTAATTCTCCATCGGTAAACAGTTCCTCGGCTAACACATCTATGTAATCGTCATTTACAAGCCTTTTAGCGACTACTCTTTTGTCGTTTAATAGTTTGTATCGGTATACCCCTGATACTATGTCTGTATCGTGCGATAACAGCCTTGTAAGGGTATCCTTGGGGAGTAGCATATCTGAATCAACCCACAAAATGTAATCAAATTTGTTTTCCTGTGCGTATTTTGCTATGACATTCCTCGCGACGTCCACCGAATAGGAATTGGGTATAACAAGTTCGATATTCCCAGTCTTTTCCATCTCGAACAAGGAAACAAAACATTCTGTTTCGATATACCTTGCGGATGGTATCGAGAGTAAGATTTTCATAATACCTCCTACACGAAAAGAAAGGGGAGAATGAATCTCCCCATCTTTTTACGGTAATACGATTGCTCGTACTTCGATTTGCGTTCCGGTTGTAGTGTCTTTGGACACTATATTAACCTTGCCCTTGTTGTCACCGCTAACATTTACGAATCGACCCGATTCTACCACTACGCAAGCCTCCTTATCCCCCGCCAACGTAACTTCAAGGTCGGAAACACCCTGTAACCCATTCCCGGCTTTGATTACCGCTGTATGGGTGACGTTGGTGATGTTGTTTTTCAGAAGAAGAAGTATCTTCTGGTCGTCTTTATCGAAAGTAACTAATGCCCCGTCCGTTTTGGCTACGGTGGCCGCTGACGGAACAGCGGTTGCGGCATTTCTGGTTACCACAGTTTTGGTAATTGCAGTTGCACTCATATCTTACTCCTTTATTTTATTCGTGAAATAACCTCGTTATACCTATTTATGGGCTTTGATTACATAGAGTTCTTTCGGTCTTACAACCTTGACTCCGTAAACATTCAATCCCTTAATGGCATCGGTAAACAGATCGTCTGGTCGATAAGGTTCTACCTTGTCGATTTGGTTTACATATGCAATCGCTTTCTTGGTTCGGACCATTGCATACCAATCTGTGTTATCATAGTAGAGGTTGTTGCTTACTCTAACTCTTACATTGTCGTAAAATCCTACAATGCCTTTCTTCATCATTTGACTATTGGCGGTATCGAGTTCGATGTACTTGTCTTTCAGGTACTGATAAACAAAAGGTGGAAGTTCCATCACTACTTCATCGTCAATCTGAACATCGTTCTCACGAAGTTTCAAGATAGCGGCATCTACTGCGGCTTTCGCACCGGCAGCAGAATCAATCTTCAAACTGTTTGAAAATGCTCCAGCTCCCAAGGCTCCACATTCGGCTACATCGCCATCGATTTCAAGTGCCATCGCTCTTGTGGCTTCCTCCATTAAGGCTTCCATCAATCCGGGTACACTCTGTGCCCTGTCTACATCGTCAACACCGAAGTTGAAATACTTCGCCTTGTCGATATCGAGGAATACCGAGGAATCCGCAATGTTTTCCGGACTTCCAATAGTTGTTCCGACATAGTTACCAATACTGGGTTTGCCTACACCAAGGATTTTAACCTTGTTGCCATATTTGGCTTCGCCCTGAAACTCTTTGTTGCACCACTCGGACAGAATGGCTCTCTTTTCTAATTCGTGTTGAATATGCTTTGACCAAAAGGTCTGTTTGAAATTTGTATAAGCCATATCGTTTTCTCCTTATTTCCATTTGGACATTGATCGTCTGACAGCCTCCATAATCTTGGGGTTGTCATAATCTTTGTCGGTTAATTTGTCCACTTCGGCAGGAGTGTAAAAGTCTTTCTCTTTTTGCGAAGATTGATTCACGCCGCCTATCTCTGGCGGTGCTTTCTTTGTTGTTGCGTCGTTCTTTGCTTTGACTATCTCATAGGCAAGTACCGGGTCTCTTTCATCACCCAACGCTTTTAATGTTGAGAAAAACTCGTCTCCTAATTCGTTTAGGTCTTTCACTTCCGGGTGGACTTTCTGAATTGCGGTTAAATCGTCTGCCATTAACTTTTGGATGGCAAGACTCTTATACATTTCTATCTCGCTTTGCATTTCCTCTTTTTCCCGTAAGGCGGATTCTTCTTTTTCACGAATCGCTTTTGCTTCCTCTTGGCTTATGCCATTGTTTTGAGCATATAAAGCATCTGCAATCTCTTGCGGTGAACCTTCGTATCCATAACCTTTTAGGGAATCGAGTAGACGGTCAAACTCGGCTTTCATCTTTTTATTCTCGGCTTCGTATTTCCGTCTGATTTCTGCAAACTTCGAGTTTTCCTCTGCACTCTGTTGAGGTTTAGCGACTTCCTCTATTGGTTCTTCTGTTGATTCTTCTATTGGTTCTTTGGGTTCTACTTCTATCGCTTCGTCAGGTGCTTCGGTATCGGGAGTAGCGACTTCCTCTATTACGCTATTAATTTCTTCCATCTTTTCTCCTTGTGGTTTTTACGCTAACCAGCGAATTTATGTAAAAGCTTATTGCTTTTGCAACGTGAAATACAATGTGTGTTCGGTTTCTTGGACAAACACCGTCTTGAAGTCGGCTTTATATAAATGCCGGAAATCGCTCATAGTGGTTTGTCCCACTTGCTTATAACTGTCTTGGTCTAAAAACGTTAAACTCTCTTTGGTGATACTTCTTCTATGGGATGGATCGCCCCATGTCCATACACCATTTGGCACGCTTGCCATAAAAAAACCACCGGGTTTTAATATCCGATGGTATTCGGTGAACTCTTTGAAGAAAAACTCATAATCGCCTTGGTAGGCTAAATGTTCCAATACTTGGTATGCGTGTATCTCGTCAAACTCGTTATCTTTAAACGGTAATGGGTGAACTGTTAAATCCCATACAATGTCCGGCTTATGGTCAGCATTGATGTCTAATCGAACAGGGTTTTCAAATTCTTGATTCCCGAAACTTAAATCTTTTATGATTCGGGAACCACACCCTATGATTAACTCTTTCATGGCTTTTCCTTTATCTGTGGTTCGACTTGTTCACCGCTTGCGGTAAAGGCTTTCTTATAGTCGGGGCATTTAGGGTTCATGCACACATACACATATATGGTTTTATCGTTCTCAACCTTGGTATGGTCCAGTAACAGCTCCATCGGGCATTTGGGACATATCAATATACTCACCCCCTTGTTGTTGCATTTGTTGTTCCATTCGCTTTTCTAATATGTCTTTAAACTTGCCTTTTGGAGCATTACCATCTTCGTCCAAGGCTTCTACATATTCCTCGAATGTTATGTGGCCTTGTGCAAGTGCGTTCTCCAAGGCTTGTTCCCTTGCGAATTTACTAAATGGATTAACTGGGCTAACATCTATCCGGACATTGGTTTTTAAACCTTCTAAAATCTCCGGAGGAATGAAGTCGTTTATTATCTCGCCATCTTCTTCCAAACTGATGGTTAGTCCGTTCGGGTTATAAGCTTTTACCATATCAAGCCATATCAAGGCTAAATCCTCGATAAACTGTTTATGGAATGCGCTTTGTTTAGTGGTGGCGATTGCCTGTTGGTCCCGTACTGCGATAATCGCCGCACCGCTTGCACGTTCGGGATTGATGTTTCCGGTTGCGTTATCTCCAGCGTTGGCTAACTCCCGGCTCATGTTAACAAGTTCGTCTTGAAGTTGTTTGCCATCGTTACTCATGGCCTGTGGGGCGATGTAGTCAAACATCTCCTTAACTTTGGTTGTTGGTATACCCTTGATTCTTACTGGTGTTGCCACTTTGTTGATGTCTTCCGGATTTGCAATGGCATCTACGTTATATACGGGTCTTGGGTAACCTGTCATTTTATTATTCTGCTGACGGATTGCCAGTAGTTTATTGGCATTGATTTGGTTGTTTAGATTGCGTTTGACTTCACCCACACCACGAGAAGAACCTCGTTTTGGTGACCACATCATTTTAGCGATTGGGATTCGGGTTAAACCTTCGATTTTGGTTTCTTCTTGATAAACTACCGTTTTGGTGGAACGAGATATATATATTCCGTCTGACTTCTTTTCGATTTGCAGTAAACAGGAACATTTCTCTTGTCCGCTCACTTCTTGACGGGCAATCTCGGGGAGCGTGTCGGTATCTTCATCGCCTATGATGTCTTCCCAGTTTTCAATTCCGTTGGCTTTGGCATCGTCTTTGACATCTTCAACAAGTCGGCGTTCATAGATAATCACCCAGCGTTGTTTCTGTATGTCCGGTTCTTGCTCGTCTGACAGGTAAACATTTGTCCGGTCAATGATTTGAGAATCTAAATCGGAATTATAGACAAACAAGTAGGAATCGCCCGTAATACACGCTTGGTTGACGATGTCCCAGTCCTTGACGTCCATCTTGGTGTGTTCCCATTTCATACGGGCAAACTCATTTAGCTTGTCACAGGCTTGCCTATAAATATGTTGGTCTTCACCTCCGTTATTAGACGAGTAATTGATTGTCATTTGGTTCATAGCCACCATAGCGGTTTTATGATTGACAATCCCAGTAATGAAATCATGTTGTGGAAAGACTTCGCTACCACTTTCAAGTCCTGCCCATTGATTGGCTTCGACCATGTTATAAAAAGTTTCGGTTTCACTATACAGATTGTTTTTGTTGTGGAAATCCACTCCGTTCTCATAGCGTTTCCACACTTTCGTTATATCGTTCATAATGTCCTCTGATTTCTGCCCGTTCCGTCATAGGCTTCAAGGTTATCCATTACCGTTTTTAATTCTTTTAGTTCAGCCGAGTCTTTAACCTCTCGTTTGGGAATTTTGATTTTCGGCTCAACGTAAACTTGATGTTGTGCTTGTATCACCCTTGCGAGTGTGTCCAACTTCCAAAGGATTCCAAGTTGAATTAGGCAAAGCACAATTAACACATATATCATATTAACCCCCTTATATATCTATGACTGTATCGCCCACTCCCACCGGAGAGGGTTCTGGTTTCTCAAAGTCGAAGTTGTATATCGGATTCGGTTTAGGGATTTCGGTTGCTTTTGGTCTACTGGTTATCCCGTATCGGATAGACTCACAAGCATGGGTTACTTCGTGCGGTTCGTTTGCCGCATCTTCTATCTTGGTTTCATGATATTGCAACAATGGAATGTTCTTGATCGCATACTTACAGTTTTCGAATATCCTCAATCTTGGAATATCTTTGCCGAATGGGTCCTTTGCAGGGTTGAGATACTCTCGCATTGCTCGCCAACCCGGTATCCTTGAATCGTCCGCAGGTTTCATGTTTGCTAATCCATAATCTTGCATAATCTCGTAACCGCTTTGTCCCGTCTCTTGTCTGCGGTTCCAAAGGTCCGGGGAGGCCACTATGTAATCGTATGGTTCTTCGCACATGCTGTGGATTCTTTTAGCCGCTTCGGAAAGTATTAAATCGGGTTCATGTAGCTCCCGATAGACTATCGCCCATCCGTATGGGTCTACCGCCCACCAGTAACAAGCTGTTATATCTAACCCATAATCAAGGCTTATAAACCTATTCCAGTTTCTCGGGATTTCAAACGGTTTTACCACGTGGACATCCCGATTGAACTCGGGGAAGAACTGACCCTCGAACGCATCCCAATCGCCATAAAGCATCGCACGTTTTCGCATTTCTGGCAGGTTTTCAAGATTTTCGATATATTCTGGATTGTTTTTCACGATAAACTCGTTATCATATACCAAACTTGGAATAAAGTCGTAATTGTCAGGGTTTTCGTTGCCACGATATTCTTTATCGATGAACAACCTTTTTACCCACGCATGACCGATGCCGCCGGGATTACAGGTAAAATACATTCTCGGGGTAAACTTCTCACGCATGATGCCCGAAGCTCGATTGCTTTCGGTCAAGGTTTCGAACTGGAATTGAGTGAATTGGGTCGCTTCTTCCATGAAAATTACGTCATAAGCTTGGCCTTGGTATTGCAGTACGTCATTTTCCGCTTTGCAATAGCCCAAAATGATTCGCGACCCATTCGGAAAGGTAAACTCCTTGTTAACCGCTGAATATTCTGCGATACCTTTGAGTAGTCCCATAAGTGGTAATACGTGGTTTTCCCGTAACTCCGTTAGTGTTCTTCGCAGGAGTAAAATTTGGATCCCGCTGTAATTTAGTGCAAGTAATATCGCCTTGATTCTTGCCGCCCAACTTTTACCGCCACCCCTCGCTATGCGCCGCCATAGGCTATATATCGTTTTGTCGATTCAAAAAACTGTACTTGCTTCGGATATGGTTTGATATCAAGCTCTATCGCAGACATTTGGCATCACCTCCCTTTTGCCCCAACGGACAAAAACTAAAAACCCACGCATATTTGGCATGGGTTGGTTTACATAATATTGCTAAAATTATTATTATTTTTTGTCCCGGCTCGGGAAATCTTGATACTTTTTTATGTTTCCTTTTGTTGGTTCGTTGGTTTTCCAATATTTTTGTTTGGTTTACATAATACTATTTTGCCCAATCTTTGACGCTCCCGCTTATTTTTATGTCCACGTTTCCTGATATCTCGGTTTCCTGTTTGTCGGTGTAGCCATAATTTTTCATTAAGAAGATAATCCCGGAATGACCTTTATTTATGGCTACTTCTTCATATGTCGCTAAAATCCATTCCCGGCACTCTTTTATAGTGTCAAAGTATTCATCTTTTTGTTTGTAGTTGTAAATCGTTTGACGGTCTATTCCTGTAAAGTATGCCAACCCCGCTATGGTTGGTGGCTTTCCTGTCTCTTGTAAGTAGCTCTTGTATTCTTCTATCTTCTGTTTGAGCTGTTCGGGCGTTAATTTTGGCGGCTGTCCCCTGCCTCGCTTCTTTTCGTCTGCCATAGCCTTATCCTCCATGTTCGCATCAGCTGTTTATATTCCCCCGTTTTTATAGGGGCTTTGATGTGATCGCCGCCCCGCAATGAAAGGAGGGTTGAATATTGCATAAAAATACCCCGGTTTTCTCCGAGGTTTATTTCTTCTCACAAGCTTTGCAATATTATACTACCATATATAGTGGATAATGTCAAGTGATACAACTATATGTAGATACCGTTGCAGGGTTTTATCCCTGCTTTTCTATTTCCCCCGCAATTGCCAAATATCCACACGCATCTATATAACTGTCTGCCTTGTATCTACCCGTTTGAATACGTGCGACTTTCATTAGTGCCATCATAATTGCAACATCGCCCGGTGTTATCTTGTCTACTCGTTCCCCCATGTAGGTGTTCCAGAAGTTTGCAATGGCTTGAAATGAGTTCTCAGGTGTTCCGTAGTCGTCTTGCCTGTCTGAACAAATACACCTTTCTGCTTCGTGCAATATCTCGGCTCGGTTCATATCTTCGCTCCTAACGGTATCGGCTTTATCCAGTAAGGTTTCCCTGTGTCAACGCAATGCTGAATCTCTATCATGCACCCTTTTGAGTTCTGGAAATCTCCATACACCCACATTTCATCGCATTTGTCTAATAATGCCAAGCACCAATCCATACCTCGCTCGTAACTCATAGCCTTGTACCAATGCCCTGTTGCGTGTATTGGGGATAACCAATTGTGTTCCGGGTACTCATATATCAGGCTGTCGATTATTCTT